TGTACCCCGGAAGGGTGTAGCATAATTATTGGAAACCAGATGCTTATCAGTTTTGTACATAATAAAAAGAAACATTTGATTTGTATTTTACTTGCTCTTCATTCCAAGTTCACGATATAGTAGTTCATTGTGCCGTTCAAGTAGCGCGACGTACTTATCTTTCCAATGGTCACGTTCTTTCAACGCATCGGCCACAGTAATAACCTTATAATCTGAAAGCGGAGCATCATATTGTGATGTGAAATCGAGCAATTCTGGAAATTGCACCGAAAAATCGTATTTCAGAGCCTTACCATATTTTAGTATTATGGCATAATCTAAATCGGATTTAGAAAAGTGTCGATACACAGTCGTACGCTCATAATTAGTCTTACGTGCAACTTCGGCAATAGATATCCCCATATCCTGCACTACTTTTTCTAAAATTTTTCCTCTGTCTATCAACTTGTTACAAAATAAAGCGATATATTTTTTCATTCATACAACACTAAGTGTTGCATAAGTGTATAATATGTTACACTTTTGTACAACAGTGATGCAACACTTACGCAACACTAATACGACACAAAGATAACAGTCAAACAACAGCCTGTAAATACTATAAAAGTACTATGATAGCGAAACACGATTTAAACCTGGTAAAGAAAAACCTCCCGAGGGATTGGGTGGCAAAGGTGATGGAAAAAGTTCCATACAGTGCTACTGCGATCAGGATGGTAATGAGGGGAAAACTCGATAATGATGAAATACTCGTTGCAATTATTCTCGTAGCGAAAGAAAACAAGGCTTTACAGGATCAGAAGGCCAATGTAATTGAAACCGAACTAGTAGACCTGAAAGCATGATAGCTGGCTTAGTTTGCAATAATGGCGAGTTTTTTACTCATGATCACGAAAATCATCTAGTTTTCGATGGTCAAAGGGTGCCTTATGCCGAGTTTCCAATTGAGGTGTTGCAGGTAATTGATAATTCTATTGAGCCTGCTCACCAAAAAGCCCTGGACACAATGGATATCCGCGATATCGATAGCCGTAGAAATAAATGGCTTTCATGTAACCAGGCTAACCTTGATTTTGTGGCGGACTATACCCCGAATAAATCAAAGCTGGAGAGAGAGGTTGTGCAATGCGGCCAGCGCTCATCATGTGATCAGAATGGGATTTTATGCCTAAGCCCATCCCAGGCATCGGGCTTGACAAATCGCCGCCTCCAGGTCCTTAAATGCATTGGAAAAGGGATGTTGGATAAAGAAATTGCTGTTAAGCTCAAAATCAGCGAAAAAACTGTCCGTACTCATAATAAATATCTAAGGGAATTTACCGGTTGTCACAGAAAAGCCGATTTAGCCCTTTACGCAAAGAAAATCAATTTAATATAAACCCTTAAATAAAAGCAAAAATGGTAAACGCTCATTTATCACAGATGCAAGACAGTGGCTATGTGCATGCTGTTTTCAAAACCGACAACGGATTCCGGGTAAGTTCCGAACAGAAAAACAAGGTTATGCCACCTCTTAAGGCGGTAAAAGAGCAAATGCTCTTTGAGAACCGAAATACTATTGCGAAAACTTTAATCGGTTTTCTACAGCAAAGGAAAGTAGCGCTTAAAAACCATCCTATGGGTGATGTAGCTGTGAACCTTTACGAAATTATTTACTCGAGTAGACTTAAGCATTTTGATGAACTGGTGAAAATTATCGCATATCAGTGTCCAAAGTTCTTAAAGGTTATGCCCAAAGTTGGATCTCGATTCCACAACAACTTTAAAGAAAAAATAGAACCGATCCTATCATTCTGTATCGGAAGTGAATTAAAAGGCGGGTAGAGTTCTTGGGTAGCAAGTGCTACCTCCCGAAGTGCCTACGCCTGGTGCCAGGGGAAATGGTTCGGAAATGTTCTGGGGCGAACCATTTTTAAAAATATTAAAGCCCGGCAATGTCCAGCCCGACACCTGTATAGGTTCGGGCTTAGGGCGTTGAGAGCGTTAATTTAGATTCCTGGGGTTGTAGCGAAAGTTCCCCCAGGTCTAAATGCTCAAGTATTAACTTAACAACTCAATATTATGGCTCTTAGCTTCGATTCAGTACAAAAAGCATATAAGGTTTTTAATAAAATAAAAACCGAGGTTTTACCAAATCTCCAGATCCCTTCATGGCCTACAGATTTTCAGAAATTACCTGATTCAGATAAAGAAAATCCGCCAATGGATCAGGTTCTAGGTTTTGATAGAAAATTTGATAACGGATGGGAAAATCTATTCTTTTTCACGAAAAACCCTTCGCCCGAATTAATTAAGCTATTCGGTGAGCTAAAAAATCAGGTACCCAATTCAGCTTATAAACCAGAGAAATATAATGAATCCGATTACTGGTTATTCGGATGGTTTTAAAGAAACGTGTTTGATGGCGCGTAAGTGGTAAAAACCCACCCCCTTCCCAAAGGCCCGACACCTACCAAGGTTCGGGCTTGGGGTGGTGAGAGCGTTAATTAGTCGCCGGTAGGAACATTTGGTCCACCGGTGCTAATACCTCAAATAAACCGCACTGTTATGAATGAAGAAACCACTAAAAAACTTGCCCACTGGTTGGCCAATGAAAAAATGAATATTGATAAGCTTTCGAAGGTTAATCCTGTTCAGGCCGCGAATTATGCTCAGGCTAACCTCGAGCTTCTACAGAACTTCTTTTTAGCACCGGTAAACGTTAGGCACGTATTTATAAAATTATGATTGAGATAATCCTACTTCTTATGGATCAACAGCGTTCTGACATTCTGTTGGCGATAAAACTTCGAAAGGCAAAAAGAATTGAGAAGTTTCGACTCATGTCTGGTGGTTGTCCGTGTTGCATAAGAAGGATGATCAGTAATACATATATGTTGAGCGACGATCAGCTTCAGCTTGAAAAATCAAAATTAGATGAAACAATCTGGGACTTATTATCACACATAAAAATTGACCAAATATTATGAAACGAAATCTTAACGCGGAAGATGTCAGACCAATCATGGGATGGATCAGCTTTTTCTCTCAAGTAGCATTAATCATTTTATTGCTGATCGCCTTGCGCTATGGTCTGGCTACAATTTTAGCTGAAGCCTATAGAAATGAGGTGAAACAGCATCTAACCAAATAATTTGCCATGCCTAAAATCACCAGACTTGCAGACTTCGATTTTTCTGTAGAAAACTTCCTGGATGCGTGTTCTCCAGCAGAACTACGGGAAGTGGACCTTTTGATCCAATCAAATCGGTATCGCAACAAAATGACTGCAAAAACAAAAAAGCTTACCAGTACCCCTGATGAGAAAGATGAGATCGAAGCTCTTGGTTTCAATTCATCTTTTCTTTTAGGCGAAAAAGAACAATAAACACTCTCAACACTCCAAACACACAAACAAACCATGCCTTACATTGAAGATGCAGACATTTTACAAGCCACTAATGGCGGACTGGATATCATACTCAGCTTATATCCGGATGCCGCAAAAAGTGTAGATCAACCTAACCGAAAATTTAAAACCAGAGAAGAAAAAACAGCATCAGCAAAATTAAACCGGTTACCTGATGGAACCTACCTTGTAGTAGATTTTGGCGACGATGCCAAAAGCCGTAACGCCATACATTGCTATGTTATTGAACATGCCTGCGATTGGAACACCGCCCGGAATGAACTGGCCAGCCGCTATAATGTTCAGGGAGCCGATCCATCTAAATCAGACATTAAAGCTATTTATTCTGAAAGGCCCGCGGAATCAGCGGAGGCAGACGGTACCTGGTCGTACGAAACCCGTGGCTCATTTAATGATATCGAAATCGAAACGATAGTTAGCACAAAGATCAGGGAAAGCTTTAACTGGAAAAGTGAAGATGAGAAAAAGGCAAAGTTTGCCCATGGCCACATCTCAGACAAATTGAAGGAATACCATTTTCATCCAATGAATTCCTATTCCATCATAAAAAACAGAAAGGTGATGACCTTTTCCGCATCTGATAAATACCCAATGTTTTTAATCGATGAAGGAACGAAAGATGAAGGATCGAAAGAAACGGACCGCTTTCAAAAGATTTACCAGCCATTGCATCCTGATAAAGCAATGCGTTTTATGTATATCCCAGGCAAAAAGCCAAAGGATTTCATCCATGGGCTGCAGCAGCTGAACCTTGCCTATGACGAGCACCGTGAAAGGATTGAGCAGGAAGATAAAAGCGATGACAGTGAAAAGAAAAAACGCAAGGATGATGATTACAAGCTTGAGGAAGTAATCTTATGTACCGGTGGTTCTGATGCCGTTAATGTTGCTTTATGCGGGTATCGTGTTATTTGGTTAAACAGTGAATCTGCGGTTCTTCAGCAGCATCAGTACGACCGTATCGCCCAGAAAGTAAAAAAGTTTTATAACCTGGGTGATTTAGATGAAACCGGTGCTAGGCAACGCCATAAACTCTGTATGCAGTATTTGGATATCTACGATATCGAATTGCCTCAGGAGTTACAAAAGCATCATGATAAGCGTGGAAATCCGTGCAAGGATGTTCGCGATTACTTTAATTATTACAAAAAGAAAGATTTTAAACTCCTGGTTGAGTATAGCGCTATGCCCTACCGGTTCTGGGAAAAGAAAGCCCAGTTTAATAAGTCCGGAGATTTTACCGGCTATGATTACAAATTCCGGAACGAGTATGCTTATAACTTTCTTCAGAGAAATGGATTTTATCGTCTGCCGGTTGGCGATAAGGAAACGGATTTTGAGTACATCCAAATTGAAGGAAACACTGTTCGTGTCACCTCGGCCATAAAAATAAAAGCGTTTGTAAAAGATTTCCTCCGCAGTCGCCACATGGATATTGATCTCCGCGACGAAATGCACAGGACCGCTCAGTTAAACGATAGCAGCTTGAATAGCCTGGATGAGATTGATATCGATTTTATTGATAACGAAAAGGGAAAACAGTTTTTATTCTTTAAAAATAAAACTATCGAAGTCACGGCCGTAGGTATTATTGAGCATAAACCGGGTGCTGTTAAACGGTTCGTTTGGGAGGACGAAGTTTATCCCCATCGGTGGCAGGCGCCAAAAGAGGAGCCGTTTGTGATCACCAGGAATGAACTTGGCGAATATGATATCGAAATCAAGAACAAAGATTGCCTTTTCTTAAAATACCTGGTGCAAACGAGCCGTGCTCACTGGCGCAAAGAACTCGAGGAGCTTCTTCCAAAATCCAAACTAACCGGTATTGAGCAGGAGGAATACCTGGCCAGGAATAAATTCGCTATTGATGGCGAATTATTATCTGAGGATGAGATCATCGATCAAAAGCGCCATTTGGTAAATAAACTCTTTTCCATCGGTTATTTGATGCACCGGTATAAAGACCGGTCAAAGCCCTGGTTCATTTTTGCAATGGATGGCAAAGTAAATGAAGATGGCCAGAGCCATGGAGGATCTGGTAAATCCATATTATATGACGTGGCCATGAAAACGTTGTTGCGCAAGCACTTTATGCTTAATGGCCGTAACCCAAAAATTACGGATGATCCACACAAATATGACGGCCTCACCGAACACCATCGATACATATTTATTGATGATGCCCACGAGTACCTGAAGCTTGACGTGTTCTATCCTGACATCACCGGCGACACTAAGGTCAACCCGAAAGGGAAAAAGCCTTATACGATCACATTTGATAGGTCAGGTAAATTTTCGTTTTCAAGTAACTACACGCCAAAGAATTTGGGACCATCAACTGAGCGCCGTATGATCTACAACGTTTTCAGTGATTACTACCACAATATGGGCGAAACGACCGACTATAAAGAAAGCCGTGATCCAAGTACTGAATTTGGCAAGCAGCTTTTTGCGGAATTTAATGAAGCAGACTGGAATAACTTTTACAACACCGCTGTTTATGCGCTGCGCTTTTACCTGAGCTCTACTGAAAAGATTACTCCAGCAATGGGCAATGTGAATCGAAGGAATTTAATGGCTGCAATGGGCCCTGTGTTCTACGATTGGGCAAAAACATATTTCTCTGAAGAAAGTGGTAAGCTTGATATCTTCTTTGCCCGGGATGAGGCATATAAGGATTTTGTTTTCATGAACAATCCGCAAAAGTTCACGGCCCAGACATTCAAAACTAAGTTGGCAGCATTCTGCAGATTGGAAGGTTATCTGTTCAATCCTAAAAAATTCCTTGGCAAGCAGGGTAATATCATCCAGAAAGTTGAAAGAAAGCATTACGACGCTCGATCAAACACATGGACTCCACTTCCGGAAATGCCAAAAGTCGCCACCGAAATGTTTTATATCCAGGCTACACATGATCTGCCTGATGGAATTGGGGAAGAATTGAATCTGTCAGCTGACGAACTTGTAAAGAGGAGAATCAGTGAGATCCAGAACACGGCCCAAACTGATATTCCTTTTAATGAAAATGACAATCAATCTAAAAGTAACAGCTCGATAGATCCTAATGATCAGGATGACGATTTTCCAATAAAATAACGATGGAAGTACCCGGTGTAAATACGAAATGGAATGTAACCGGAACCGCCTTTAGGTTTCAGATAGTTGATATCTGGAGTACCGGTTCCGGCGACAATTATAGGCGGACAATGTATGAGCTCAAATATGAACACACCACTAAAATACAGTACCTCGAAGCCAATCGACTACACGAGCTGATAACCGATAGTAAAATTGAATTAATAAATAATTAGAAATTATGACAGAAACCAAAAAACAAACGAAATCGCTTGAAGTGCAAATTCAAGATCTGATGAGGCTAAAAGCAGAATTAAAGGATAGCTTAAAACCTTCCCCTCTGCGTGGAATGCTTGAGACAATGTTTTCGAGCCTCGAAAAACAATCTGCAGACGATCCCTTTATGCGGATCAACAGCAAATACATGAAGGAATTGCAAGAAGCAAAGGAATTCGTTACAAAAAAGTACATCGAGGAAACTGAACTTGAAATTAATAAGCTACTAAAGGAGTTATCGAAATCAGCATAATGAAGGACGGGATCATTCTTTTAATCATTCTTGCTTTGATCCTGGCAATTGCCAGTTAGCAAAACCGCCCCGACTGTAGGAGGTCGGAGCGGCTAATCATAAATATTTATAACTAAAACAAAGATGGAAAATAAAACAGAAAATGCTGAAGGTATAAACGAATCAGCCTTGTTGAAATCGCTGGCAATTGCCATACCTGAAGCGAAAATAAACGAATACGGCATTGGTTTTATGGTTAAAATAACCACAAAAAAAATCGATCCGGTTCAATTTAGCAATCTTGCTTCGATAGCTACGATCTATAATAGGGACATTGATATCATTCCGTTTAGATTGCAACTCGTGATCACATTATCTGAAAGACTGGAAAGAAAAAATATCAAACCGAATGAAAACGCTCATTAGAACTTTTAAGCGTGGTGATCAAATGGTCACCATTGCTCCAGTTGGTAAAGGTTTGTTCGATATAAGCACTAACAACCATACCATGACCTTGGACGCTCATGCAGTGGATTCATTCATTAGTTCAGCAAAAATGATCGAAGTCACAAATTATTATCCACCACCCTATATAAATGCATTAGCCTGGATCAGCATTGCTAAACAAATTCCAGATTTTAAAAAAAACTTGTATAAAAATCAGTTTAAACTGAATTATATGCCCGACAAAATGCTAATAGACCCCGAATTATTCGAACAGATGACACAGGCCTGTGCACTGCATGAAATTGCTGGAGAAAAAATAATTAAAAAAGTCATTCTGTTCAATGGTAATGAGTATATCATTACTTCGACGTGTAGCAACAATTTAAATGGATACGTCTGGGTAACCGCCCACAGAGTTGTTCCAATAGAAAAATATAAAGGAAAACTTGAGCCGCTTTCCTATGATGAAAGTCTAAATGATCGTCTTAATGGAAATAGACCTATAGGCTACGAGGCGATGAAGATCAGTGATGGTTCTAGAACGTTAGTTCTAATAGGCCCGCTTATTACATTTTATCCCCTTAGGCCTGACGGTACACACGACTTACACTGATAGCTGAATTAATAAGTACATAATAATAATAATAACAGATGGTCAAACCCCAATAATGGTTAATTAAACAATGTCAACATATAAATTAGATTACTACAAAACGAAATACCCAGATGCAGTTCAGTACCTGGAGAGGACACAATCTTTCGTATCTGAGGATGAAGCTAGAAAAATTGCTTACAAAGGTGAAGATACTCAAGCCAAATGCCTTTTCACGGTTTTGATTCCAAGTACTCATAAATCAACTCAACAATACATTTTTTCAGAACAGGCACTAAAAGATGAATTGAAAGAATTAAACCGGACACAGGTACATGACGAGCAGCTCATGGAACCATATCATTAAGGCTTATGAAAATTAAAAACTATACTTCAGAAGTGCCCATCGATAGATCGATGGGCAAAATTGAAAAAAATCTGGTCAGCGCTGGAGCGGATAAGATAATGAAGTCTTATGATGCTAACGGAGTTTGTGCTTCAATTTCATTCACGCTCTTTGTTGATGGCAAATCATTGGGGTTTCAATTACCATCCAGGGTTGACAAAATTTATAATCGCTTAATAAAAGAATATACCAGACCAACCCCTAGAAGCTTTGAACTTGCAGCAGAGCAAGCCGGACGAACAGCCTGGAAGATAATTTCTGATTGGGTGGAAATTCAAATAACGATGATCACATTAGATCAAGCTGACCTACTTCAAGTATTTATGCCATATCTGCACGATGGAACTGAAAGCCTTTATGACAAACTAAAAAAATCTGACTTCAAACTTCTTTCCTGATGGAAAACAGACGCCAAATAATAGAAAAGTACGTTGCGCAAAATTACCTTAAAATGAGTGCGCCTGATATGGCCGCTCATTTTAACTGCTCAGCAACAACAATCAAATCAATCCGGGGTAAACTTGGTTTAAAGGTTCCGTTGGCCCTTTCAAAAAAATGGACCGGAGAAAAAAACGCGACCAAAACTACCTGCAGTATTGACGATGATCAATACATCACAGAAAACTACCTTCTGAAAGGGTCAAAGAAAATGGCCAGAGAATTAAATTTTAGTACGACGAAAGTTTTGACCAGGATGAGGCAATTAGGCTTGGTTGTTCCGGAAGAAGTGAAAAGGGTGCGCTCGCTAGATAATCGCTTCAAAACCGGTAGCGTTCCTGTCACCAAGGGCAAGAAACAAACCGATTACATGACGCCTGAAGCCATAGAAAGAACTAAAGCAAGTAGATTTAAGAGGGGCTCCAAACCAAAAAACACACTACCAACCGGAACCATCACCACCCGGACAAATTATAAAAATGGCACACAGAAAAAATGGATCTCGATCGGTACTAATATTTGGGTACCATTGCACATCCATATATGGGAAAACGCCAATGGAAAAGTACCCGCCAAGCACTGTGTGAGGTTTAAGGACGGAAACCCGCTTAACTGCGAAATTGATAATCTTGCGTTGATAAGCAAGAAAGACAGCTATCGTCAAAATTCTCTTGCAGGAAAAGGTTTGTCATCCGAGCCGAGAATAAAAAGGCCAAGCAAACGCAAATCGGTAGCAGTGAAGGAACGGAAAAAGCAGTTGTGGGAAGAAGGGCTGATCAGGCATTTTGAAAAAGAGGCAAAAATAATGGCTCTGCAGAAAGCTAAAGAAAATGCGAAAGTTAATGCTAACCTTATAAAGACATTCAACCAGCTGGAGCGGGACCACAAAAAGTTAATCGCTGCAAATAATAGGCAGATTATCCGGAACAACCTAAAAATTGAAAAATGGGAATCAGCGCTTATTTTGAAATTCAACCGGTCCGCAGTTAAATTTGCTAAACAAAAGGCCCGGGCGGAAGCCAGGGCACTAATGAAATCTGTAATAAAACCCAACTGGGAAGATTTAATTATTAAAAAGTTTGAAGATTCAGCAAAACGCAACCTGCGGAGGTTACAGAAACAAAACGCCGTTACCAGAATCTCTACCGAAAAAGCCACTAAAATCCGGAAAGCAAAACCAAGTATAGAAAACGAACAGAAGCGGACCGAAAGGGAACGCCTATTTAAGGTTAAGCGTGAACTGGAGAAGCTTCAGGCGAAACGGGATAAAGAAAGGGAACGAATTGAGCGAGAAACCAAAAGTGTCATGCCGACTAGGAAAATTGACGAGTCTAAGCTTGTAGCTGTACGCCTTGACGCAAAAACAGTTGTATTCGTTAAACCTGGTGTTGATCCGGAAGCCGTTAGAAATAAATTTCTCTCCAGCCAAAGCTCCCGATCACAATGACAAAAAAACACACATTAAAAAGACTGAGGCAGCTTGGGATCAAGGCTGACGGCAGGAATAATTTAATCCATGCTCCCGCCAGCTGCTTTGAAAAAATACCAGTGCCGGCTAAATACTATGTTGGCCAATTGATCAAACTTAAATTTAAAGTCCAATATGAACTGTTTTAGTATAGGTTAATTTTCTATATTTAAGCATGACAAATTATGCTCAAAATTTCTTTGGTAAGTCTTTGAGAGATTTAACCTTTGATGATATCGCAAGTTACTTTGCTGAAGAACGATCCGAAACTGATCTAATAGAATATAAATCGTTTGCTGAAAATCAAGATTGGAACACAATAATCCAAACTATATGTAAAGCATGCTGTGGCTTTTTGAATGGCAACGGAGGTATTTTAATATATGGAGCACCAAGAGGAGTTATTCCAGAAGGGAAAAAAGAAAAGGTATTTCAAGGAGATCTGACTCCCCTATCCAACGGAAAAGAGGTAGATTGGATTATAAATAAGTTAAGCACCGAAATTTCTCCAATGCCTAAAGACATCAATATCCACATAATTGAATATGAAAAAAAGCGTCTTTATATCTTCCAGATTCAGGAAAGCACATACAAACCGCATCAATGGAATCATGTTTACTATATTAGGTTAGACGGGCAAAGTAAACCGGCTCCTCATTTCATTGTTCAGGCCTTAATGCGGGAGATCACATTTCCAGATGTAAGAGGTTATCTAAGCGTAAATAAAAATGGTGTTTATCAAAGAAGACTGGACGCAATTTATTTTACTTTAAAGTTAGGTATCTTCAATTTTTCTCGCTTACAAAATGAGTATGACATTAATTATAGTATTCTTTTAGTTAACGGCCAGTTTATGGATTCGCAATTAAACACTTCAAAATATTTAAATTACTCAATGAATGGCGCCCTTCTAAGGTTCAACAATCCGAATTCTACACCCCTCTACTTCGGCATGCCCTACACACGAGACTTCAGCGCTGTAGTAATTGACCCTGAAAAGAACCTTGAAGTATTGTTATCTTTTGGAGGTAAACATAGTCCGGCTAAAAACTCTCGTTATCAAATAAAAATAGATTCTTCGAACTTATCTTCAATTAAATGTTCTATCGAGACTTTGGAGGAAAACGAGTTTTTCAAAGAAAAGCAGAGTATTGATGAAACAGTGAGGTTCTTTAAAGAGGAGCTATAATCACTCTTCACCAAATAAAAACGGGCCGTACCACAGATAGTACGAGCCCGTTTTTTGGTATTAACGCTCAGGCGCAAAAATATAAATTTTACTCCATGTAATGGTATTTACTTTGCTCCAGAATCAGACTCATTAGTTCTAATGTTCAAAATTCATTATTATGAGTTGTGACAGCACATCTAGGTCGGCGGATGTCAACAGCTTGTCTCCATTTATTGATTGATCTGTCATTGCCCAAACGCCGTTGCGAAGGGTTATAATAGATATCAAGTAATCGTTTTCAAAAAGATAGTACGTATCAGTCCAATACAATTCAATTCTGGCCCTTTTTATCTCGTTGCCGTGATAGCTAGCGAAGCTTACATCTTTCATTTTCTAATGACAATTTAAAAAGGTTCAAGTTTTTAATACTTGAACCTTTTTTGTCTTTACCTACAAATTTGGGGTTTTGTATTTGCAAAAAAAATCTAACACAACTCCCTGAGAATTTAATATTCCTGGCCAATGGCCATTCGTTTTTTTTTACGCGATTCTCAGCGCCTTCATTCCCCTCCTGATCCGAGAATATCTTTTGTCATCTGTACTATAAACAAGTGAGCGAGGCACGAAGCGAACACCTTATAAATCGCAGCCGCCGGGGGCGGCTTTTCCCTTTGCAATCCCTTATTTTTTATAATCCAATAATTTTTTTAACTTCTTAACAGTTTTAAATTTCCGACTTTAACAGACTGAGCAAAAAGCTTATAGGAGTTAAAGAGTTAAGAATTTTTTCTTAACTAAAGAAAGAAGTTAAGAAATATTCTTAACGGTTTTTCCGGTTAAAAACTTTGATAGCGACGGTTAAGAAATTATTTTAACAAAAGTTAAGATTTAAGTATCTGAAATACAATATGTTACGATACGGTTAAGAAGTTATAAAAATGTAGTGAGTTCAGACGCCCGCGATGTTGTAAATTTCGCTGCACAGTTGTGCAATTATGTGGAAATGATGGATATTTTCAGTAAATTTGAGTCCCAAAACAAACCAAACAAACACACAAACTTTCTTGCTCTCATGATCTTTATCCACCCAGTGGCGATAAAGCCGTACCTGAAAAAGTACATGGCCCGATATGTTGCGATTGATCCTCACTTTGTGCTGTCGGAAAAAAATCGGTTTGGCACCTTTCTAATTAACAGCCTGAAGCAAAAAAAAGAAATCATCCAGTCTGACCTTCATTGTAAAATTGAAGGTGAAAGCCTGAATGTTGTGATTCCTCCATATCTGGAAACACATTACGGTATCTTTATCCCGAAGAAAAATCAGTTCCGGTTTAATAGTTTTCTCCTGGACGAATTTAATGATCGGATGATGGACTTTGTTTTACCAAGAATAAATGGCAATAAGGGTGATATCCGCAAGGCACTTTTAGAATTTCGGAGCATTTACGGGATTTACGAAGACGATTTGCCCTATAAAACCCTTGAAAAGCAATGGGAGCGCAAATACGCCCGTTCAACCGCCTCATTATCAGCGTAAAATAATTTATGATAAAGTGGTCGGTTATCTTGCACGTGATTTAAAAAGCAAAATTACCTGTCGTTTATCAGCCTAAATCATGTACCGACATTCGTATTATGATCGGCAATTTTCCAAATAAACCGTTGTATAACCCTGGGGGTTATCGCTCTTTTCTCTTTATTCCTCGAAATGATGTGGCTACGTATCCACTAGTGAACAATGGAAGCAGTATTCTGCCATTAGGCCTGCAGCAATTTGGTGCATGGTACAATGGATATGCCACTTATGAAACGCTCCAATATACTGAGGAACCGGAAACGAATGAACACGGAACCTTTTACAAACCACTTCTTACCGGTTTTCTTCCTGGAGATTCTGCAGAACATATCAGTTTGATGCAGATTATGGAGCAACAACCTTTTTTGGTGCTTCTAACCGATGCAAAAGGCTTTAGACGCCTGATCGGTACCCCTTCAAATCCGCTTATATTTACCTCAAAGTTTGATGGATCACTCACAAGATCCGGCGCCAAAGGATATACTTTCCAGTTTGCGGCAAATACGCATGATATCGCCCCTATTTATCCCTTTTAAAAATCTGTCGTTTATCAGCCATCCACTTTAAAACACCTTTGTAACAACAACACACACGAACTGTAATTAAGTTATTAATGAACATCGGTTATTATGCGACTCTCGGCTTAAACGAACCTTGGGCTATTCATCCGGAATATGCCCAGGGTTATTTACCTATTCTATCCGCTCTGCTCAAAGGTGAGGCAAGCGCCATTCAAACCGATAACTCTGCAGAGCGTTTGAGAAATAAATCATTTTTTGTTTCCGCGGATGCTGATGGTTTCGATGATGAAGATTTGAACCATGATCTTACATCTGCTCCGGAAGGATCAGTTGCTATTTTAAATCTTCGCGGCCCGATCATGAAATACTCACAGTTTTGCGGGCCTATAGGTACAATGGATCTGGCCGCAGAATTAAAAAAGATTGATGCTGACAGCAATTTTATCGGTACAATGATGATTGTGGAAAGTGGAGGTGGTCAAGCTTTTGCCATTAAAGTCTTAACTGACCAGATGGATAAGCGGACCAAGCCATTGGTAGTATTAGGCGGCAATGTTGTCGCCAGTGCCGCTTATGCCATTGCGGTGCACGCTGATGAAATTGTTATTGATCATCCTAGAGCAGTAATAGGCAGTATTGGTACTATGAATTTCATTCAGAATATTCAACCAGCCCTTGAAAAAATGGGCGTTGAGTTTCATGAAATCTATGCTACCGAATCGGTTCTAAAAAACAACACCTTCAATCAGGCTCTGAAAGGCAATTACTCTCCGATCAGAAAAAATTCCCTTGATCCTTTAAACAAGGATTTTCAGGAAGATGTGAAGGCACAACGCCCTGGATTGTCCACCAACAAAACTATCCTTCAGGGAGAAACATTCATGGCAACAGTTGCTCTCGAGCTCGGCATGATTGATCATTTGGGAGATCGTGATTTTGCACTCTCGAGAGTACGTGAATTGGCAAAACAGCCTAAGAAAAACAACAGTAAAACACAACCCACAAATAACATGGAACATTCTTTTAAAAATGTATTGGCTTTAGCTGGAATACCAACTCCGACTGAGTCTCAAATGAGTTTAGCAAATGCTGAACTTACTTTAGCCGGCATTACTCATATTGCCCTGGTTGAAGAAAGCTTTATGACTGAAGCTGCAGCTGTAACCACTGAACGTGACGCTTTACAAACTGCAAACACACAATTAACAACTGATCTTGGTACTGCAAACACTACTATCCAGACCATGACTACAGATGCTGCTACTGCTACCGCCCGTATCACTGAGCTTGAAGGTCAGGTTGCTGCTTTTGGTAAAAATGCCGGCGCTGTTCATGATGGTAAAACTGGTGACGATGTTCAGCCTGACGCTGATAACAAAGATTCAGCCGCCGTGATCTCAAACTTATCACACAACAAAGCTGCTAACGAAGCTTTAGGAAATTAATTAATAATTAACCCTCTCATAAAACAAACAAACACACAATGAAATCTATTTTTTCGCTCTCTATTAGAACTTTTTTTGCATTTGCATTAACGTTCTTGTTTGGTGCCTTTGCTTCTCAAGCAGCTGGTGCTCCTGATCAGGCCTTAGTTGTCGGTGTCGCTTTCTCGGCGGTATCATTTGCTGTTGCCCCTGGTCTATTCCATTTGAAGGGATCGCTTGCGATTAGTACCATCACCATTACCGATCTTATTACGGAATATGGTGCTTATTATCGTGCTGGTTCCCAGTCTTTAAAAGATTTGCGGGTCGCTTTAATGCAGCAATCGGTTTCTGAAGGCTTTTTCACACCTCGTTTAACTACAGCAACAAGAATTGAATTGGCTAACGCCCAAATTACTCGCGTTTTGCAGGCTTATCAAAAGGCTTTCACTCCTATCAGCGACACGAGTTTTACACCTCAGGTAATTAAATTGGATAACTTGAAAATCGATGTTTCGATCGTACCTCACGATTTAATGGAATCTTGGTTAGGTTTCTTGGCTTTAAATTCATTGAAACCTGAAGATTGTCCGATTGTAAAATACTGGTTGGAAAATCTGGTAATTCCTAAATACAATGAAGATTTAGAGATGAACGAGTTTTTCTATGGAAAAACAGGTGTCGTTACAGCGGGAACCGCGACAGCTCCTGGTGCTTCAATGAACGGTGTTCGTGAAAAGTTAAAGGAGACTGGTGTACAGGTGATCACAATGGGTGCCGTTCCAACTGTTGCTACAGAGTTCGTGGAATATGTTGAAGATTTCAGGGGCACTTTGCCAGAATTGGCTAAACGGGTATGTAAGCGAATCGCAATGTCTCCAGTATTGGAACAACGCTTTGCACAGGGTATGCGTGAAAAGTATAATGTAAATTATGCTCAGGTATCTGATAAGAAAACAATTATCGATACGGATTGCCAGGTTGTGGGTTTACCATCGCAAACTGGTCATGGTGTTATCTGGACTACTCCGGAAGACAACAAAATCATTGCGAACAAGAACCCTGAAAATCAAGGAATTTTTGATCTTCAGAAACAAGGCCGTGAAATTCAGGCATTAACCGATTTCCATAAAGGTGTTGGTTTCTGGAATCCAGCTTTAGTTTTCCGCTCTGATATCTCATTAGTAGCTTAATCAATATTAACCTCAGCTCGGGCCTTTATAGCCCGGGCTTTTTCAAATACACAAATGAAAATTGTAGAAAAATTTACTGATCTGGATAAAGCACTAGCTTACATCACAGAAATTAACGCTGAATACACGACGCTTGTAGCAGAAAAGAAGGCAGAGGCAGATCGCGCTAAATTATTAGAGAAAGCTTTAACTGAAGCCAATTCTAATATTACTTCCTTAACAGCATTGAAGGAGGGCCATATCTTAGAAATCCAAGGTTTGAACGATCGTATATCTGTTTTAGATAATGGCGATATCGATTCATTGAAAGATGAACTTAATGGCGCTAACGCTATCATTGCAGATTTAGGAGCTCAATTGGCTGCCTTATCTGAAATCAGTGCTCCAGATAAAAAAGTTGTTTCAATCAAAGGTGACCAGTATGTACTTACTGGAACAGATTTTCTCATTCCTGGTGTTGGTCCGAAAAAATTGGATGAGCTGGCAGCTGATGAGAAATTGCTTGAAAAACTTTTAGCTAAGGGATCAAGCATTCTTACGCCCGTATCTTAATAATTAACCTCTCAAATTTTTTATAAATGAATGCTCAAAAAATATCTTATCCTCCAGGTCGATTAAATCCTGCAGGTGTAAAGAAAGCGATTTACGCTTTCGTAGAGGACATCTTAAGTTTTCCAGTACTTGATGATCCGGAAACAGCAACAACACTGGCCAGCCTGGTTGAAATTGACACAGCTATCGTAATGAAGCCGGGTAAACAATTTTTCGAGTACTACGGTACTTTAGAAGAGGGTGAATTAAAATGTACGATTGTTGGTCCAAATGATGGTAAAGGCTTTGAAAACAGCTATGAATTTTCTTATCCCGGTAATGATCCTATTGCATTAGGCCACTTAGCTGCAACAGCTAACAGACAGATTGTTTGGATTGTGACCGAGAAAAACAATGTAAACCGCGTTGTTGGTTCATTGGAAGATCCGGCTCTTTTAATCTCTGCAGATTATAGCTCTGGTAAAAAGGTAGCTGATGGACGTAAAACTGTTATCACAGTGAAAGCTTCTGCAGGTACCCCAGCACCGATCTACACAGTACCATTGGCAAGTTTATTGGCTCCAGCAGCGTAAGGGGGACAGATCATGGTAAGGGCAGTATCAGAGAAATATAAATTAGTTGGAATTACTGAAGGGAAACACCAGGTTGCTGAGTTTGGGATAATCGATTTTTCAAAAATTGATTTAGGACTCGCAAATCAGCTTTATAAAGCCGGCGTTCCTTTTCTGGTAAAGAAAAATAAAAGCGATATCGCTGAAGAAAAATAATCATTTTCATTTTTTAGTTTTAGTTAGTTAAAGAACCGCTCAGGATTGAGCGGTTTTTTTTATGTTTGTACCGCTACTAAGTTTCTTGAATATCTCGCACTACCGGTATACGGTAAGGCGTGGGCCTGCCATAATTTCGACGTGTCGGAAAAAAGCAGCCAATAGGGGTATTCATACGCTTAGTAGCAGGCCTTACCGTTTTTATATGTCTGAACCAAAATATCCGAATAGTGTTTTGTTCCAACAATTGGAACGGTTTTTCTCTCCAGCTGCAGATTGGGAATCTTGCGAGATGCCAATGAGCACGCCTGAATTCTTTGAAAAAATACATGAGGTATTACCTGGTTACTTTGAAGATTCCGATAGGATCAGGGAAATTCTTGAGGGTGCACATTATCAATATGCGTTCAATGAAAACAATAAAAAATATTACTGGTTGGTAAATCCTGCTTAATTATATACTTTAGGGCATGAAATTAATATTAACTCTCATACTCATCAGCTGTACATTATTATGTTCAGCACAAAAACAATCATTGAATTCCCGAATTTCAGCGGATAGCGCAGAGATATCAAGTTTAAAACAACAGGTTAAAATTTTGCAGAATAGCATCGAGCAATCTAACAATTTAACATCAATTGGTTCGTCAACCATAGCTAATCAACTCTCCAGTTCCAGTGTACAAATCACCGTATTTGGCTTTTTATTAACGATTTTGTTATTCTCAGCTGGTTTTTACATTACAAGAATCGAAACAAGAACAGCTGCTTTAGAAAAGCGAACTGGTGAGAGGCTCGTCACCATTGAGGGAATTGAAAAGAGAATTGTTGAAATACAACGTGACATCAAAACCAATACTAAAAGTCTTTACCTTCAACTTCAAAGAGAGGAAATTGAGGAAATGATCTCTAAAATTCAGGGAGATCCAAGTTCAATAATTCATTTCAGCGACAGACTGTACCCATTAGGATTGTCAATAATCGACTTTAACAGGCTCTATGATGTGCTAAAATTAACATTTAACAAAGATGGATTCTACAATGTTGATGTACTGTTGCCGGGACTGCTATTTAAAAAGTTTCCGATTGAAATGATCACTGGTGATAGCTATTTTCAACCTAGGAACTTATCTAAAAGTACTTGGGGTATTATTGCAAATTTTTTAATTTCTGAATCTGATTCTAATAAATATCCACATTTAAGGACATATCTTAAAGAAATAATTATAGGGCATGGTTACGATTCTTTGCAAGATGCGCTTATCTCCAAACTTACAAAAATCGAAATTGACCAGCTGTTAACGAGCAAAACCTCTTGGGATAGTATTGCTGATTCGGAACTCTTAATTAAATTGAGAAAAGCTCGATAATTCTGCTGTCGTTTACCTGCAGTAGTGCAATTGCCATTTTTACAATATGGCAATTGCGTCTCTCACTTCTTGGCTTAATGACCCGAACCGTACCTATGAACATGGCAAATTGCTTTATGATCAGTACGGGGACAATAATAGCCTTTCGGCCCTATTTAAATCGGGCAGCACATCTTTTCATCTGTCAAAACTTACTGCGGCACTAACCAGTTTAAATTCAAAAGCGAATTTAGAACCTAAACCCATTATTGTTTCAGAAGCTCCAGAACCGGAGCCATCGTCAGAAAAAATGCGAATCACTTACGATTCTGCTCCTGACCAAATTCTACAGATTCTCGAGAAAAAACGTTTCAATTACGCCAAAGCACGGCGATTATTTGAGGCAGTACGGGTAATGGACAGCCAACAGCACCGCTTGGACGCGGCTATTGAAATACTCGATCTGATGGATGAAGTTAATGAAGCTTGGGCCATAATTGATGAGTGGAACGATACTGGCCAATTGCGGGAGCAGGAACAAAAACAAGTTGTTGTTGATGTGCAGCACATGAGTTTACAACAGTTGCTTAAGGAAAAAGCTAATCTAGGGCCAAATATTTCTAAGGACCGAAAGAAACTTAAAGCAGCAGCTGTCTCCGATAAATCCCGTTTAAAAATAACACAACGGATCGAAGCCCGGGAAGCCAGGTATAAACTTGTTTTGGAAAGGATCGATGGATATGCTGTTTAAATCAATGGACATCACTGCTTCTGATCCAAAAGAGTCAGCGGACAGCATAAAACTGGAAACTGGTTTTAAGTTTCTGGAGGGTAAAAAGCTAAACCAGATTTCTCAAAAGATAGGAAAATTAGAACCCAATATCTCCATTTTTTTTAAAACTGATGGGGCTTGGAGTGCTATTGATCTGATTGAATATTTGCTACAACAAACAGGTGCTGCAGATATTTATTTTTCAACCTGGTCAATTGGTCCGGAAGCATTGAGATTTTACAGCCATTGGTTAACCTCTGGTTTAGTTAAATCAGCTGTAGGCATAATTGATGAGGGTTTTCGCAATCGTAAACCCGATCTCTATCATCAGGCAATCAATACTTTTTCTTCACTAAAATTTTCAAAAAGCCATGCAAAAGTTACCATAATAAAAGGTGAAAATCTTTCCCTCACGTTAATGGGTTCCGCCAACCTTACTCGTAATCCCCGTACTGAGGTTGGGGTGATCATAGTGAACGATGATCTGGCACAACGCAACATCAATTGGATAATGGAAGGAGTCGCCAATGGCTGAGGACGCTTTAAAAGAAATTGAAGATTTCGCATATAGGTATTTAGAGAAGTCTGAAATCGCCCTGGTGACGGGGGTTCCATTGGTGAAGATCGATGACGAAAGTTCTCTCGAGGGAATTGCCTTTTTGAAAGGCCGACTACTCCGTAAAGCAAAATTCAATGAAAGTATTATAAAACTTACTGATCAGCTGAGCTCGCCAGCCATGGCCATCGAACTGAAGATCGCAGATGCAATAACCATTAACGACAGGAAAATACGATGAGTCTATTAAAATTATCTAATTACGATCAGATCATCGCTGAATTGAAAAATCCTGACGGCGATGCTTCAAACCTGACTTTGCACCAGCAAACCCTTTTAGCCAGATGGCAAGAGGCGTTTACGCTTCAGCGTAATGGACACAGTACTGCAGATTCGGCAGCGCTCTTAATGAAGCGCTTCCCTGGACTAAGCCGGGCGACCGCATATCGTGACTGTGCTAATGCATTAAGTTTGTTTGGGGATATCGCACAGTCTACTAAACAGGGAATTAAGCATTTGGCCACTGAAATTGTAAAGGATGCTATCGGTATTGCCCGGATAAAAAACAATGAGGTGGCCATGATCCAGGGTGCAAAAGAAATGGCAAGCATCAATGGCGTAAATACAGTAGATCCTGATCTTCCGGACTTCTCTAAACTGGAACCAAACACTTACAATATCAGCTTACCGCAGAATGTAATCTCTGCATTGCAATCTATGATTACTGGGGGGCACATCAATTTAGGCGGGTTAGTAAATGAAATGTCGAAACACGCCGAAGAAGCGGAAATAATCAAAGAAGATGAACCTGATTAAACCCGATGGATCATTACTGATTGATACCGAAGCTGCAGGCGTGCTTCCTGGAGCAAAATTGCTGCTCAACCCCATGCAGCTAATACTCGAGCTCGCGCCTCAACGTATCCGTGTTACTCAGGTAGGCCGTGGGGGTGGTAAGTCAACAGGAGCAGCGATAGATATTAAAAATGTGGTGTATGATATGCCACGCTCGAAAAATTTCATTTTGGGTGAAACTTATCAGCAGATTCTAACCAGGACTTTACCGAGTACCATTAAGGCCTTAGAAATGTTAGGTTTCTATAAAGATCTACATTATTTTGTCGGAAGGCTACCGCCTAAAAACTGGAAATGGAATTCACCATACGAGCCACCATTGGATGCTATGCATACCATTACGTTTTTCAATGGTAGCTGTTATGACCTGTTATCTCAGGATACCAATAGCCGTGGTGGTAACTACAGTTCGGGAATGGTTGATGAGGCACAGGATATTGACCAGGGCAAATTAGAAAGCCAGGTGATTCCTACAATGCGTGGAGAATACGAGCGTTTTAAAAACCGCCGGACTTATCGCCGTTTGTCAATGTATTGCTCTATGCCCCGCATGCGCAGGGCAGAATGGATATTTCAGTACCAGGAATTGGCCAAACAGTTCCCTCTTGATTACTTATGGATTGAAGGACCATCTGCAATTAATGCGCATAACCTTCCACCCGATTGGTTCAAGGATCAGCAAAGAATTCTTTTGCCGTCAGAATACGATATCGAGATTAGAAACATACGACCTAAGAAAGTAATTGGTGGTTTCTACCCCCTATTCAATGATCGCGTGCATACTTATATCGATTTCAATAACGATCACTTGGACGGCATTATTGATAACAACAACGGATATAATGCCCAGGCATTTGAACAATTGAATTCCCTTCAGGACAATGATGTGCAGATGGATCAACCATTGGAGATCTCCTTTGACTGGGGTGCCTGGTTCAATGGTGTTGTTACCTGTCAGGAGTATAACAATGTATTCAGATATCTATCAGCAATGAGCATTGATGAGAGTGAGCGGATTGAAGATCTTGTTACCAAGTGGTGTACCTATTACCGTTTCCATCGTAACCGCAACGTGCATTTCTGGTATGACCACACGGCTATCGGGAAGAATGGTATCGGTGCTACCTATGCGGAGATAGTAACTAAGACTCTTATCAGTCACGGGTTTAACCCAATACACTTCTATATCGGGCAGCAGCCAGGGCATGATGATCGTTATAAGTTCTGGGGATATGCACACAAGGGGGATCATCCGAACATCCCTAAGTTTATATACAACCGTCATCATTGCAAGTATCTGATTATATCAATTAACAATGCCAATATCAAACAGGGCCGCAATGGCTTTGAAAAGGATAAAGCAGATGAAAAGAACCGAAACATAGATCAGCGAACAACAACCCACTTCTCTGATGCGCATGATACCATTGCACTTGGTAAGTATGGTGCCCGAACCGAAGAGCGTACGAGCGTAGTAAGAACCAGAACGCGATAACTTCAATTATTAATAGGCAAAAACCTCATTTGATTATAATCAATGAGGTTTTTCTGCGTAAGGGGGCGGCCTCATGCCCTCCTACCCGTCCCGCAGGCCTTTTTTATGCGGACTCGGCCCGCCCGCCTGTCATATACCGTATAAAAGGAAGAAAGGGAAATTGCCTTTTTGGATAGGGCAGGCGGTGCACTTCGTGGAGATTTTTGAGATTCGAAAGGGAATCTCAAAAAGCAAAGCGTCTATAAATCAAAATTTTAAACAAAAAGATAAGAAAAAATTTGAGATGGAAAAAAAGTGCAAAAAAGTAAAAATAAAAATGTAAAATACTTTAATATATTAAAGACTTTTCGTATATTTATGTATGAAAACAAAAGCAAAACCAAGTGTTGCGACTTTAGAAGTAAGCAACCCAACCGAAAATGCAGAACCAATAAAATTAAAAGTGTTAAATGCTGACAAAATCGAAGAAGCCGAGGTAATAGAACCGCAAAAGCCAAAGCCGAATTTGGAAATGACAACCAATATCATTAGCTCACTCCACAACAAAATTAAACATGTAGCAAGGCTAACCCACTACATTGAAAATTTAGAAGGTTTTACGATCGAACAGGAAAATGAAGACTTAACAAAAACAGATTATCATTACCAAGGTTGCGCACTGGTCATAAACGACGATAACAGGAACAAATTTGAATTGAGAAATCCGGTACTTATAGGTGAAGTAGTAAATTTTCTAAATGATAGATTGGTTAACAAACGTTCAGAAATTGAAGCGGAGATTGTACTCCCTTAACTTAAAAAAAGCCGTTTGCCTTTGCAGAGGTAAACGGCTCTAAATCCACTTAATTAGATTTATAATATGAAGAACCCAAATATAGCAAGTACAGATTTATATGATGCATTTATTATCCATCTTGATGGTATTTTTTGGCTCGGGTATGCAGAACAATTAGCAAACGATAACCCAGAGCTTTACAATTTCGAATACAATCAATTCTTTAACTATTATGCTTGATGATATTTTTAACGTTTCGGAAATTTCAGTTTCTTATAAACCCGATTTCAAAATATCAAGCCGTCCGAAAATTTCAACTAGCAAAAACTCGGAGGCCATTTTTAGAAAACACTGGTTTAATGATTTAAATCTTTACGAAAGTTCGTTGCTGCTGCTTCTTAACAATGGAAATAATGTTTTGGGATTGGTGAAAATTGGCATGGGCGGGGTTGACTGCTGCCCGATGGACATCTATAAAATATTGCAGATCGCTTTGAAGTGTAATGCAACGGGCATAATACTTGCCCATAATCACCCAGGGGGAACGCTCCGGCCTAGCCCCGCGGATATTACCCTGACAGAAAAGATATTCTTAGGGGCAAAAATGATAAATATAAGGCTATTAGATCATTTAATCCTAACGGAAGACAGTTATTTCAGCTTCGCAGATGAAGGGCTTCTATAAAGCTAAAAAGCACCTAAATGGTGCTTTTTTTTTGGCTGTTCTACTTTTTTATTTTCTTCAGTCGCCCTGAATAAAAAAGTAGCAAAAAACAAAAGGGGCTATTAATAGCAACTCGCATGAGGCAAAGTGCAGGCCTGGCTTTTCGTCAACTATAAATCCGCTTCCTTAAATCCTCAATAATCTCTTCTAGGTCATTTGCAGACTGCTTTGTAGCTGGACTCCGATCTTCCTCATGCAGTTTGTCCAGAGCCCAAATTTTGACCAAAGTATTATCAAAAAGCGTTCTAGCCTTCCGTTCAGTCATTGTAATAGTTACTTTATTAGTCTGCTTCCTTAAATCCTCAATAATCTCTTTAAGGTCATCTCTAGATTGCTTTGTTCTAGGTTGATGATTTTTCTTATAAAGTTCATCTAGTTCCTCAATTGTGACCAAAGTGATGTCATAAAGCGCTCTTGCCTTGCGTTCAGACATTGTAATTGTTATTTGTTTTTCCATGTACCAAATGTGACAAGTATTTAATTTAAAAAATTACGGTTTCCCGTACTTAGCTGATTTATTTCTCCCATAATTCAACTTGCTTAATTCTATAGCCGGCCATAGTTAAAATTTCTTTCATCTTATCCTCAGTAACTACTTTCCCCTCCCGGAATCTCTTTTTAGTTACATTGGCTGTTCCTTCCGGTATCCCTAACTTAACGTACCAACCTCTTTGGCTGATCAGGTCCTCAAATGCTTCTTTTATCGTCATATTCAAATTTATGAATTATTTAATACATTAAAGATTTAATGTGTGATTTTTCCTGTCGTTTACCAAGGATCAACAGCTTCCGACATTCGTAGTATGATCGCTCTCAAAAACGCTTTGACGCTTATTAGAAAACACGATTTCAGGGACGGTTACGGTTCATTCTCCATAGATTTTATGAAATGTAACCGTGACAAAGGAACTGGAGGTGAATTGATTTCCCTGGATAAAGCATGTTCTTGCGGATTACCTCCAACCTGTAAAAATGTACATGAAATGTGCGGAATAAAGGATATGGAGACTGGGAAAAAATACGCGGTCCACAATAGGCTAATGTTTACAGTTAACGGACAACCAATTTACTGGGTATGAGTAAGTCGATTATTAAACGAAGCAGCACTGGCTCTGCAATGTATGCTTACAGATCGGGCGGGCCAGTACTTCTAAGTATTGGGGAACAATCCCCGAAAACACTTCACCAACAGGGAGCCTTATCCACTGAAGAAGAAACTGGTAAAAAACTGTATGTGCCCTGGGGCACAAATAATGATTTCCCAAAAATTGTCGCAAAGCTCATGCGCAAAAGTACAGTTGGCCGTGCAGGACTGCAATTGCTCACAAAGTATATCTACGGACAAAGATTGATGACTTATAAAGTTGTCGACATGGAAAACAACGGCCAAGAAGTTGTACAGCTCGTTAAATGTCCTGAATGGGATGAAATTACCCGCCGATCTAATTTTGATATGGTTCGCCTTGGCTTAATGCAGGATTATGCTTATTTCGGGATCAATTTCCCAGAAATCAGGATGAATGGCAATAAAACCGCAGTTTGGGGCATTGATTACCACAAAGCTTCACATTGCCGACTGGCGCCTTACGTAAATGGTAAAATCCCCAATGTATTTGTAAGTGGTAATTTTCCGGATGCAAAAAATGAAGAATTAGCCACTTACCCACATATTGATAGCATACGCTTTTATGATCAGATAGAAGCGATCAAGAAAAATACTAGCAATTTTAAGTACATCATGCCCCAATATTGGCCGGATGTCTTAAATGATTATTATCCCGTCGCCTACTGGGATAGTTCACGCGAAAGCGGATGGCTGGATATCGTTACATCAATTCCAACTTATAAAAAGGCACTTTTCAAAAACCAGATGAGTTTGAAATATGATGTACAGATTCCAATGGAATACCTGGAAGAATTGTATCCAAACTTTAAGACACTTGAGCAGGTAAAACAGGATGAGATCGTAGATGATCTGATCGATGAGATTACTGATAATTTAACCGGTGCAACAAATGCCCAAAAAGCCATTGTATCATTTTTCAGAACCGATAAACAGACCGGTAAGCCAGTAGGTGGTTGGGTGATCAAAACCATCGATGATAAAATGAGAAGTGATGCGTATCTCCCGGATGCTGCAGCGGGTAATGCTGAAATACTTTTCTCAATGCTGATCAATCCGGCGACTGTTGGCCAGGGCAATACCGGTGGGGATTATACCGGCGGCGCAAACAATGGCGGCTCAAATATCCGCGAAAGCGGTCTATTTATGCGAAGTTTATTGAAAGCTGATAGAGATATCAATATGGGTATTTTCAAATTTGCCCAGGCTTACAATGGTTTCGATCCAGAAATTCAGATCGGGGTGCAAGATCAGGTCCTCACAACACTTGACACAGGTGCCGGCACTAAAAAAGTAGTAAGCTAATGAAATTGGTGAGTAAAATTAAAGAGATACAGGACCAGGTTCCTGTAAGTATGACGCAAAACATCGAGTTGCTTAAACCTTACCTTTCCACGGCGGAACGCCAGTTTATCAGATTTATGATCGGAAAGGAGCAATTCGATGCTTTTGCATCTGCTTATGAAGCTGCAAATAAAGATACTGCTGCAATTAGTGATCCCATAATTCGCGAAGCGATAGAACTATGCCAGAAAATAGAATCTAATCTTGGTTATTTAATTGGATTGCCAGTTCTGAGCGTTACAATTGGGGCCTCGGGAATCCAGATCCTAAGCAATGATAATACTAAAAACGCTTTTCAATGGCAGGTAGATAAAGTCGAGAAATCACTTTTGGAGTTAGGTTTTGACGCAATTGAAGAATTGCTCGAGTTTTTGCAAAATAACGCTGATATTTTCCCCGAATACATCAATTCTAAAGAATTTTCGAAGGTTGAAAGATGTTTGATCGAGACTGCAGCTGATTTCGATGATCAGTATAATATCCGCCGGAGCCGCTATGCATTCCAGGTAATGGTGCCGATCATGTACCGGATCGAGAATCAGATACTTATCCCGTTGTTTGGGAAATCCTTTATGGAAATACTCAGAATGGATAACCTGGACGGAAAAACACTCGAATTGGTTGAATCTTACTTGAAGCCCGGCATTGCCCTCCTTACCATAGCAAAAGCTTCAGTTGAACGCATCATTACAATCGATAATGGTATGGCCTCTGTTAACCTAAGCTCAAATTATGAAACAATTAAGGATAACAGTGCTATTTACAATACCGCTATCCAGGCTGCTGCCGAACAACTCACCAAAGATGGTAATGAATTTATCCAGGATGGTCTACAATTTCTGTTGGCCAATATTGATTCGATAGAAGGCTACGAACCTCAGCCATTGAAAAGAGGAAGATTCAAAAGAACAAATGATCCCGAAAAAGGGATTTACACGCTATGATAGATTTAAAAAACGCTCTCACTTTTTTAACCGATCGGCCATCCATCGGGATGGCTGGTGGTTTCGGCAGCGGCCTGCTCTTGTCGGTCCAGTCCTTTGTAACTGACGAACATGCTTTGAAGATTGCCGCCAGTCTTGGCGTGGTTTTCGGGATGCTGGTCGCCGCACTTACCCTTATCCTCAAGTGTATTGAGCTGGTAGAAAAAGTTCATTCTAAAATAAAACGCAAATCATGACACCTAAAAACCTTATCAAGAAAGTAAAAGAGTATAGTGCGATTATTGTTAACCTGTTGCTCTTCTTCGCCGCCCAGTATGTACTGAGATGGATTGATCCCACAGCCGGTACTTATGATGCCGGGGTTCTTCAGTCAATAAACCTTTCCCTTGTAAAAGCTGCAGTTTGCTTCACCTGTGGATGGCTTGCATTTGGAGTATTCTGGCCAGACCAAAAAACCTACTTAAAACACTTCTTCAGTAACGAATTTAAATCCTTATCACCATGGCAAAAAACCTTAGTTTCCTGCTCGCTTTTATTGTTTTATGTGGGCTCAATAGTTCTGCTCAATCTGGCATCAGCGTAAGAGATGGCGTTCAAAAGACATACACCTCCGCTATTGGTGTGCGGGAGCGGACTGGCCGGAACGATGGCGTTGATGTCGAAAAGTATCTCACATATGTATGGCTTAAGCCTGGTAATCCCTGGTGTGCTGCATTCGTGTCTTGGACACTTGGACAGAATGGAGTCAAAAAAGCGCGATCTGGTGGATGCGTGCAGCTCATGGAACAGGGAACAACCATATTTCTATCAAATAAAACAATTAGAAATCCAAACCCAGGAGATGTTTTTTTCATCTATTATCCCGCAAAAAAAAGAGTCGCTCATACCGGCTTTGTTGATCAGTGGAAATCGACTTATCTCATCACCGTTGAAGGCAATACCAATGAAGCTGGCAGTCGCGAAGGCGACGGAGTTTACCGTAAAAGGCGTTTAAAATCTCAAATCTATGCGGTCAATACATATATTAATTAGTTTTCTTTTACTGCTTTCCTGCAGTAAAAGAACAGTTGATCTTCAAGCTGTAAAAACTAAAACGCGGATCGACAGCAAGCTTGACAGCTCAACCTTGGTTCAACTGAATAAAAAAGAAACTATTTATCAGTTTTCTTTTGAGGATTCAGAAAACCAGTACTGGGTTGATATTACTCCGGATACAGGCAAAGTTGAGTTCAATCCATTGAGTGGGTTCATGGGAAAGGCGAGAAAGATTAGTATCCGGGGACATCAGAAGAAAAAGGCTAATACGGTATTGAAGTCCGAAAAAATTGCTGATTCAACCGGAAAGACTAATCTAAAGAAAACAACTTCCAATAAATCAGAAGGCAGTTTAAAAAATAAATCTTCAATCACCCAGAAATATAACTTCATGGGTGTATTGACCGTAGTGTCAGTTTTTGCCCTGATCATTGGGGCTATTTATCTATTTTTACGTTATAAATCCCATTCATGATCCCTATAGCCGGCGCTTACATAAAAGACAATAAAGAAGTTCCTTTCTCAGCAGAAATTCCCTCACGATGGGAAGAACTGGATGCACACCAGTATGCGACTATTGTAGAGATAAGAGGTTTCAGCAAAGCTGATCCCTTTACTATGGCCATGAGTCTGCTTACCATTTTAATGGGGACCGAAAATTATCATATCCTATATTATCTTCCAGATGAAGACAAACACAGTCTGGTAACCCTGACCGATTTCATTATGAACGTCTCTGTTCCGGTAAAAAACTTTTTCCCTAAGCTAAACCTTAGAAAAAAAGAATATTTCGCTCCTTCCGATCACTTGAGTGAATTGAACTTTGGGGAGTGGTGCTTTGCCTATCAGGCATGGGATTATTACACAAAGTTTAAGGATGAACAATTTTTGAATGAATTGATAGCAATTCTGTACCGCCAAAAGTCAACTGATCCCATGGCACTTGAGAAAGTAGGCGATATCCGTGAAGCTTTCAATGAAAATATAATCTCAAAACATGCTAAAAGCGTAGCCAATTTACAGAGCAGGATCAAACTTGCGGTATACGCCTGGTTTACTTCCGCGCTGACGCAGCAAATGAGTTATCGCCCAACGGCCTTTCCTGTTGGGGCTGCTGATGTTGAAGAACCCAAAGAAGGTACTGCTCCGGCTACTATATTTACTTTGTTCCGCGAACTTCTCGGACCGAAATGGGGAACCACTGGAGTGCTCAGGTTAGAAAACGCTGATTTCGTTTTAGACGGTCTGGAGGAAATGCGTATCTCCTATAAGGAGTCACAAAAAAGCGCAATCGCCTAATTTACCTGTCGTTTATTGGGCGTAGTCTTATTCCGTAATTCGTGTTATGGAAATACAGGCTATTGTCGATCGCTTCGAGCTTTATGCGGAGAAATTAAAGGAACTTAACCACAATCCTGATGATTTCCGTGAAAGGGCTTTTTTTCAATTGGATTTCGAAGACCTTCAGACCGCACTCAAAGAGGGATGCAAATTTCCTTTGATGCTGTTTTTAACACCTGATATCGATAAGGCTGGAGGAATTGATAATATCTCCGAATCTTGGGAGGGATCATATATTATCCTGGATAAAAAAGTTTCAACAAAAGCCGCTTGTGTAAGCCTATGCAAAAAAATCGCTGATAAGATTTACAACAAGATGCTGGCAGATGCTGAAGGTTTCTTTGGATGCGACAGCTTGGAAGCAGGTGGTGGCGCCATTGGTCCTACCGGCGACCAGCTTTATGGTTGGGTTGTGCAATTTGGTTTCTCAAAGGCATACGATGGCGAAGTTAATCCAACTGATTGGGAGGACGGAATATGAGTGTAACCCTTGCCTCAGCGCCTCAGCTTCACTCCTTCAGCAATGATTTCATCACCGCAAAATTTCAGTGTGCAGACTACTTTCAGCAGGTTGGGGTTTACGCGGTTAACTCCATTAATGTTGGGACCGTTACTGCTCCAGGTACTTCTATAGTCATCAAGTATGGAAATAACACCATTACTATGGTGAGCGCTTTAGTGCCGGACGACAGCGGCTTCCAATTTATCTGTGGCAATGGAGCTGCCTTGCCGGGGATCGATGTAGTTGGATCATTTCAATCAAACCATCAACTGAGCACTGATTTTGACATTACCTTTTCTGGCTACAAAATAATTTTTACTGCAAAACAAAAGGCGATCGGGTTTGATTTTGTTTCCGGAGGGGATAATACCACTCCTGGAAAACCTGAGATTGTAAAACCAAATTACCGTATATTTTTTCGCTTGTTTCTCGAGAACGGTAAACATACCGGCTATGATGAAATATACAAAACCTATCTCGATATCCAAAACGGATCAGGTGGCTTGGCCATTGCTGAACTGGGTGATAAGATCCACCAGAAAATTACTGCAGAGATTGATATTTACGGCCTGGAGATACCTGGTCTCACGGCACTGGAGTGCAAAAATACAGCCCGTAGATATTATTTTGAATATGCGGAAAGCTTTGGCGATGCGATTTCAGTCAGAAAACTCACTAGATCAAACGTGTTTAATGTCATACATGGAGGCTTGAGTTTTCAGGCTAAATCATCAGTTAGCCTGGTAAACCTTATCAGTGCGGGATCTTCGTCTGTAGATCGTTTCTTAAAACAAGGTCCAAAGTCACAATATAGCCGGATTGAACAGCCGCAGTTCCTTTATTTTTTTAATACCAGGTCTACAAAAGCAGGTGCAAAACTTATGGTTAAGCGCACTTTTTCAGATGGTAGCAGCGATTCAGTAAGCTATCTTACCTTTAATTTAGAACAGTACCGGAAGTTCGCCTTTAATGTTAGTGCGGGGAATGTTTACAATGGCACCAAGCAACTTGAACGCTACGAGGTTTATATTATCGATAGTTCTGGCAGCAGGATATCAGAAAAACAGGAATACTTCATCAGGCGTGATGGTCAGCGTTACCTGAGATATTTTTTAAACTGGAGCAGCTGGGGTTCGCTTGATTCTAGGTGTTTTACTGGCCTAAGCCAAACTTCTTTGGAAATAACTTCAAGTAAAGCCTCTCGCGTCCTTCAGTCGGGTTATAGCGTTACAAATGGCGAATTCAAGGTTTACGGTAAGAGTGGAACTGATAAGTTCAAGGCCTCAACGGGCTTTAATGATCCTGCTTTCATAAAGTTTAATAAAGATTTCTTTTTATCTAACCTCCAGTTTAGGTATATCAAAAACACAATTCTACCAATTGAAGTCACTAGTGATTCAGTGACAAATCCGGCAGATAGGGAATTTTTATTCGCCCAATCTTTCGAATATCAATATTTATTTAACAATCAAAATTATCTGGAGACTGATGCTGAAGATGATTTCTCTTTTTCAGGATCTCCATTCGAACCCCCTCATACAGGACCAATTTTAATAATTGCAGGAACGCCTGCAAATCCATCAAAAAATATAGTTCAACAAACAATCTCATAAATATGGCACCTATTGTATTAGAAGCTCGAGTAAAAAATTTAATCCAAACCGAAGCTGAGTGGCTTCTGGAAGATCCTATTATACTAGATGGCGAGATCGCTTATGTTCGGTTCGGCAATTTTGTTAATACGAAAGCTGGAAATGGATCAAAAAAATTCAGTCAATTGGAATATAATTTAGAAAAGCCTGCACAACCTGTTGGAATCTTAAAGCCTACCGATAATCCTGGTCCGGCAAGCGAGCCAAGGTTCTGGTTTGCAGAAAAAGGCCTTCTCCCTATTTTAGGTTTGGAGGTGACTGGAGCATTAGGTATAGTCCTGGATAATGGGCTACATTATGGTGTTGCAAATTTCAATATTGATCAAACTGAAGTCCTCGGGAAAATTGATGCAGTTGATGATGCAACGAAAGCAGCTCAAGATTTAAAATTTATAAATAATGTTAATGCGAAATGGGGCGTCGTAGATAAGGATTTGACACCTCTATTAACAATTAACGCGAATGATGAATTGGATGCGGCCGGATTATCGAAAGAACTGATATCAAAAATCAAGTCGCCGATATACGATCTGATGTTTCCGAATACAGAAAACACCAAATACATTTATGGCATATTAGACATTGATGGTCGCATTGTTCTAGGTGTCGATGATAGAGGACGGGTTGTATTTGAATCTGCAAGCGCGCCTATCTTGGATAATTCTCGATATTTATATGCAATTCTGGATAGCGAACAAAAGATTCTTTTTGCTATCCTCGAAGATGGCACATTGGAAGGAACTTTTAAGAAAACTGAATTGGAACTTGAAAACCTGCGATCCGTATTAGATTCCAATTATAGTATTCTGGTCCCATGTTTCGGAGATAGCCTCACTCAGGGGCACGAATTTATGGGGGTCACGCCATGGCCTAAGATTTTGCAAGGGCTCGTCGGCCCACAATATAAAATTATCAATTGTGGTGTTGGTGGGGAAACTGTTCCCACTATATCCTTCAGACAGGGTGGAGTTCCTGGTATTTTAACGGGTGGGTTTGATCTTCCTGCTAATACAGCTAAAGTCGAGGTCGCAAATTTACTTGCTATCGGTAACAATATAGTAAGTGCCAAAGCCAAGCCAGGGGATGACGTTTTACGTCCGTTACTTCAGGGTGATGGGCAGAGCATTAATCCATGTATTGTCGATGGGGTTGAATGTACTTTAACCTTTGATTCTAATAAATACTACCTGCAGAGAAATGTTCCTGCAACTGCACCGAAAGCAGTCCCCGCTGGATCAGTAATCTACACTAAAGCATCCAGAAATTATAGAAAAAGCAAGGCTGCTGTTTATTTTATGGGACAAAATGGAGGTTATACTTCTATCGCGGAACTCGTGGAATATTATAAAGCTCTAATTGAATTTAATGGCACTAAGGATTATATCATAATCGGGTTACACACCGGTACCCCAGCAGAAAGAGCAGATTTGGAAAGGTTGATGTTATCTGAATTTGGATTAAGATATTTTAATCTTCGCAGGTATTTTTCCACCGAAGCACTAGAGGATTTAGGGCTGACGCCTACCTATGAAGATAGTGTAGCGATGGCCGCAGGAACATTTCCACCATCACTATGGTTAAGCCCCACAGATTCTGTTCACGCAAATACCTTGGGTAATACCGCTATAGCAAATAAGGTTTACAATATTTTCAAACAATTAGGCACATTTTAACAATATAAAACATGTTAGGAATTTTTCAGGTTTTGCCAACGAGCGCAAACAATCAAAATTTAAGAAAGTTAAACGAAGTACGTTTACCATATCAAAAAAACAGCGACGAAATTACGCCGTTGAACTTCGTCGTAAGGGGTGGAGGTAAAACCGTAACAATTAAAGTTTTAAATCAGGGGGAAGGAATTTTTTATAGTGACGGTGCGGGAACTGTTCCCATCGCCAATAACTCCTATAGCCAAAATGTATTTGGGGCTTATACTATTTATTTCAAGGGTTTGATAAATGGAACTATCCAGATTCTGAATGCTGATGAAATAAGTTCCTATGGTTCGGGCTCCGATTGGTCGCCACAAAATGGTTTTGCCCCTAATGTCAATGCGATCAGATTTACTAATTTTGATTTTGGGCAATTGGCTGTGTCATCTTTTGCAGATAGAATCAATTTCAACAATCACTTTGGGCATGGCGACATCTCATTTTTGAAAACCCATACGAGTCTGATTTATGCAGCACTTTCTTCGGAATTACCTGGACAAATTACTTTAGATGCCAATACTTTTCAAAATACTAATTCTATGGTGTCCCTGTTACTTAATGGGGCCGTATCATTTGATATGAACTATTCCCCTAAAAAAGCTAGAAACATAGATATTGAGGGCGGTACTTTGTCCGTAATACATTCCGGTTCAAATGCTAATCCTATCTATGATGAAACAGATAATGTCGCGTCATTCACTTTGTCTCCAGCTAACCCTGTTGCCTCCGCAGTTGTCGATAAAGTTCTGATTGCGTTAAATAGAGCGTTTGGAAATAACATTGGAGCTATTACCATTAAAGGGTCTCGCACCGCTGCTTCAGATGTCGCCTTCAATTCGCTAATTGCAAAAGGATACACAGTAAACTTTATTTAACCTTTTTGATTTTATGATCCAAATCATAAACGAAGCTGGTTTGACAGCGCACCTTTTTGCTAACACATCAATTTCAATAGAGCGGAACAATCCGCTCTTTTTGGATAATGAAAATTATTTTGAAGATATAACCTATTCCTTCAGTATGCCGGGTAACGCCTGGAACAAAGAGTTTTTTAAAAGCGGGCACCTCATTGAATCCTCAAATGATGTTTACGAGCTTGAGGTGCAAACATTTGTGTCCGGAACAAGTTTCTTTGCGGGACTGCTCACTTATAGTCTTGAAGAAAATGACTTTAAGGCGCTCCTTAAAATCAATTATGGTGCACTGGTCAGCAAGGCAAAAAACTCGATCGTCACCAACATTACAACTCTTGACGGTCGGGGCCGACTAAATGCTGATCAGACTTCACCGGCGTTAATGAAAGATACGTGCCTTAATCCGCAGAACTATCCATTTGCATTTTTCCCTGTTCACAATCCATCTGCAAACAATTCGTTTGTAAACAATTGGGATCATTCCAGCCAAAGCTTCTCTCTTAACAGTCCTATTATTGCTTTTTATAAACTGGCGTATATTTTTGAAAGGATACTTGAATATCTCGGCTTCGAAATGGCCGGAAGTTTTTTCGAAGATGCTAATAACAGGGAAATCTATATTTATGGTGGTATTGACGGTCTGTTTATTTACTCCTCCTTAGCGTCAATTCCTCCAGGTATCACGATATCCGATTTTTTTAAGATGTACAAGCAGCGGCTGAATATTTCGATATCTTTCAACCTCCTTGAGGGCAAAGCATATATAGATTCCGCAAAAACATTAATTGCCGCACGGGAACCTATCGACTTAACTACCTGTATATCCGATATTACAGAAATTGCACCTCCAGAGATTGTTGGCTATACCTTAACCTTAAAGCCGGACGATACTGATGAACTGTTCAAAATCAAAATTAATGATGAAAAGCAGTCTGCCCCGACTAACCAGGTAATCATTGGTGATGGCGAGAAAGAAATCGAGATGGATATCAGTACTCTTAAAGAAAGGAAAGTCGATAATTATGTAATGCCGGCAACAAATCAGCCTATCTATCCGCACAATGATATGCGATTGATACGGTTTAAAGGCATGAAAGATGTCGGTGATGGGAAGTTTTTCCCTGAAGCCAGGGCAATGGAAATTGGAGATGATGAAATCTTTTATTATAAATTTTTGAACGATAGCAAAAAGGTAAGATTGAAAGCCCTGATGAACAGTTCGCTTACTGCACAGCTGACCTCTTTCAAAAAAATTGCCTTTAAGAGCCGAGAGGGGTTTTATACGTTGGCAATAACAGAAAAGGTTTCCTATCCTATCAGAAATATAAAAGAGGATTTGATCGAAGTAGAAGTAGATTGCAGAACCATTACTCTCGATTCCCGGACTAGCGTAAAGATTCAGCCGGTTATTCCTGCCTTTAATGAAATTGTTGGCTTTGCTGCCTTTAGGGCGTATTATTCTGAGCTTGCGGTAAGCCAGATCGAATACGATCTGTATTATGAAGACTGGGCAACCAGAGAGTGGCCACCCGGCCAATCAGGGCCTGAAGAAAATATGCCGCAAAAATCACAGGGTCCCCGCACGGTCAGTGGGACCATTACAAGTTCAACAGACAGTTATGGTGTAGGTGGAATTGTCGCCATTACTGAGTTCGTAGAATCCTATAATATCGCACCGATCGAATTGAGGATAAAAAACGCTGTTCCAAAGTATATTGTAGTTTTCGGAAAAAAATATTTTTTTAAACAACGCGATAACTATTATTATGTAAGTGATCACGATTTTGACGTATTTGGCTTTGATGATCAACGGGGCCGAGGCCTATTGATCGTATTCTAGCCCTGTCGTTTACCAGCTTTTAAAATTACCCCTCTTTAGCGTTCAGAATAACCTCTGAACGCTTTTTTTATGTCTCTACTTACCCAATACAATTCCGATGTCACCCAATGGACCAATAAGGCGAAGCGCAAAGTCAAGCTTGAAGTTTTACGCCTGGTGCTCAATATTGGTCCCGGCCACAATCAGCAAAAGTCTTCTGTGAAGAAGTACGCGGGCGAAGCGTCCCGAATTGACTTTAGCATGCCCTACTACATGGTTTTCGTGCACAAAGGTGCAGGAAGAGGTTATGGTGGCAATAAGACTGGCGAATTTTCTTTAAAAGGCGGAGGAAAAGGAAAAACAAATCCGCTCAGCATGGGGAAAATGGGCACAGGAAAACGAAAGGCCAAACCATTCTTCAACCCTGTAATTGAAGAGCTTTTTCCGGAACTCGCTCAGATCATCGCCCAATATCATGGTGACAAGGTATTCGCAAAAATTGAAAAAATTCTAGTACGCTAATCTTAACGCTCTCAAATCTCAACGCTCTCATGGCAACATCAGTTCCAAAGTCCATTAAAGCCAGTTTATACATCGATGGTAAACCGGCCGAAAATTCAATTAAAAACCTTACTCAGGTAACCAAACAGCTCGAACGCGAACTGAATGGCCTCACGGTTGGTACTGCAGAGTGGCAGCGCAAAATGGAGCAGCTGCAGGCAAGCAGGCAGCATTTGCGGAATATCCGGGACGAGGTTAACCAGGTCGGTGGAGCATTTGCACAGATACGCCAGGAACTTGGCAAGGTCGGAACTCTGGCCGCGGGTTACTTGGGCTTCCAGTTTATTACCAGTCAGTTTCAGAATATCATTTCGAGCAATGCCAAATTAAGTGATAGCCTCGCCGATCTACGGCGTGTTACTGGATTGACTGAGGCTGGTGTTCTCAATTTGGATGCAAGTCTCGGAAAGATCGATACAAGGACCAGTAAATCCGGATTAAGGGAAATTGCCGTGATCGCTGGAAAGCTCGGTGTTGCAAAAGGCCAGATTTTAGGATTTGTAGAAGCAACGGATAAACTTGTTGTTGCCCTGGGCGATGAGCTGGGTAATGCTGATCAGATAACCACAACGCTCGGTAAGATCCTTAATGTTTTCGAAGGTGAGGTAACCGGTGATAATATTACCCGCCTCGGTAACGCCATGGTTAAACTGGCAAATGATGGTGTGGCCAGTGCCGGGTTTATTTCAGATTTTACCCAGCGTGTTTCCGGTATTGCTAAGACTGCAGGTTTAAGCTTGCCCGCAACACTGGCATTTGGTGCAGGTATTGAAGAACTTGGAGGACGCTCGGAGAGTGCTGCCACTGCTATGCAGAAATTGCTTTTAAGCATATCAAGTGATACGCCTAAGGCTGCAAAAATTGCCGGAGTATCGGTAAAGGAATTTACTACCCTCTTGGGCAAGGCGCCTGAGGAGGCCCTCTTAAGATATACCAGGGGATTGGTAGCAAATAAAAACGCTTTCTCCGATGTGACAAAATCACTCGATGATGCCGGGGAAGAAGGCGCAAGAACTATTGAGACAATTACTAAACTCGGTCAAAATTTCGAATTCTTTACCGGAAAGATTACAGATGCCACCTTTGCAATGGGCGGATATGATGAAATCAATGAAGCCTTCAACTTAAAAAATCAAACATTAGGTGCTCAATTGGATAAGTTGAGCAAGGATTTCAATAGCCTTGGTACAAATAGAACACTGGTAAATTTCTTTACCAACCTGGTTTATTTTGCCTCTGCATCTGTAAAATGGTTAAAAGAAAATAGTGAGCAGATTTCCCACGTCCTTAAAGTGGTTGTTGTGGGAACGGCTGGATGGCTCGGATATCGGACAGCTTTAATCCTGGTTAATATCTGGACTGCAACGGTGTCAGGAACCTTCGCTGTCTTGAGGACCGCCTCACTATTACTTGCCTTGGCAAAAGCGAAGTTAACCGGCGATACTCTAAGAGCTGCTGCAGCCCAAAAGTTATTGAACCTTACAATGGAAGCGAACCCATTGGGAATAGTCCTGGCGCTGGTTTCTGCATTGGCCACTGCTTATGTTTTGTTTAGCGATAAGATTACAACTGCAGCGAAAATTCAACAGGATTTAAATAATGTTAAGGTTGAAGCCGCCAAAAATTCCCTTCAGGAAAAGGAGTATATAACTACCCTGATTGGTGTGCTTAAAAACGAGAATGAATCCCGGGCAAATAAATTGATCGCTGTCAACAAACTTCGGGATATCATGCCTGCATATCTAAAGCAGTATTCTGACGAGGAAATATTGGCAGGAAAAGCCGTTGGAGCTATTCAAAAGTACATTGGGGCGCTTGAGCAAAAAACAATGGCTGAGGCTGCCCAATCTTTGATGTTAAAAAATGCTCAACGGATTATAGAACTCGAAAAAGGTGATGAGATCCGTGACATTTCCTTAATGGAAAATATGGCCGCAGGTGCGATGAACATGTTCAGCAGGGACAGGTCCGGAACGAAATGGCTTGCTAAAAAGCTGAACACTGAAGATAGAGATGAAGTAGCATCGTTGAAAGCTCAAAATAGAGAACTTAAGGCTGCTTATGGAAGTGATATCGCCAAGAATGCTATTGGTGAAGTTGCTACCGGTGGAACCGTAACCAGCACAGGTGGTAAGCCCGACAAAAAGGCGGAGAATGCTGCAAAAGCCGCAACGAATAAAGCCCTTTCTGAGTTTGAAAGACTTGATGATGAATATAAAAAATTAAAGCTGCAGAGATTAAATGATCAGCTGAGTGCAAATGAAAAAGAGGTAAAGCAAGAGGCGGATAAATATGATGCCTTGCTTCAGAAAGAACGTGATTTCTTGAAACAGCTGGAGGCTAACCGGAAGCTGAGACTCACTGCAGAGCAGAAGAAAGAAAATAAGGACCAGGAGCGGAAAACGAATTCGAAAATTCTCCAGATACAAGTTGATCAGGAAAAGGCTGTTTCAGATTTAAGAGTTCGGCAGGAAATTGAGATGAGCCGTCAAATTGAAGAGCTCCGCACAAAGCTTGCCGATGTCCATGAAAACGAACTTAAGAAACAACAGGATCAGATTAATAAGTTTTATGATGATCAGGAAGTAAAAAACGCAGGTAATCAGGTTGCGCTTAACAAACTAAAGATTGAGCGTTCAAAGGAGTTATCCGCTGCTGAAATTCGGGAAAAAGAACGGCTGGAAAAGGAAAAACTGACCATTGAATCTGAGTATGACTCGCTATCCGGCTCCAAACCTGCAGCTCGATTAGCAAAAATCAACAAAAAGTATGATGATGAGATAACGGCTCTCAAAGCCAAATTCAGCAAAGAACTTCAAGTCACGAAGGAGTTTCAGGATGCGCTTAAACTGATTGAAAAAAACAGAAGGAAAGAGATCGAAGTAGAGACAAAAGCTACTGAAGAAGATAAAAAGAACTACATCCTTGATACAGCTCAGAAAGCTTCAGACGGGGTATTCACTATTATGGGTAATAATCGTTCGGCAGAAACTGATCGGAAAATTAAAGCCCTGGACAGAGAGAGAGAAGCTGAATTAAGTAAGACAAACCTCACTGAGGAACAAAAGACCAAAATAAACGAGCGTTTCGACGCAAAAGTTAGGGAAGCAAAAGAAAAAGCTTGGAAAGCTGATCAGGCTGCTGCTCTTGCTCAGGTAGTCGTGAATGGAGCTATTGCAGTGTCAAAAGTGTTGGCACAAACAGGTATTCTTTCTCCATTTGCAATCCCTGCAATTATTGCAGGTACCGCACTTCAATCTGCTATTATTTTAGCGCAACCAATGCCACAGTTTGCGCAAGGAGGTTATAGTGATAATGATCCAGCTGGGTATGTTGGTCAGCCAACGGTTTTCAAAAAATCCGCATCTGGCAGAAGTTTTATTGCAGGAGAAGCAGGAAAGGAATGGATCGCCCCTAATTGGATGGTACAGAGTCCAAGATATGCTAATGTAATCGGAATGTTGGAAGCTGCAAGGCAAGACAAACGGGCTTTTGCCTCTGGCGGATACAACGCCAGCACCACTAGCTCGACGCCATCCCCAAGCTTTGTTGAGCCTAATACGTCAAGACTCGATCGATTAGAAGTTCTGGTTGGAGATTTTGTGACTGAGCAACGCCGCTTCAATCTATTGCCGATTACAAACGTTTGGAGCGAAATGGAAGACTATAGCAGAAAACTTAATAATGATCGATCGTCACAGATAGGCTAAAATTTGACCCTTGCTTTACGCAAGGGTTTTCTTATTTTCGGCTCATCAAAAACGAAAAACTATATGAAAAAATTAATGCTTCTTACCATGCTTGCAGCTGGCTTAACAAGCTGCGCAGTTAGATTGCCAGTCGTGCGGACCTCATCAGCCATTGACTATTCGGAGTATGCTAAACAAGGCATATTTTTGACAGAATCAAATTCAGTGAGTTTTAGCTACGAACCGGTAGGTTCGGTTTCCGCTATTCACCTATCAGGATATGAATTATCGGACAAAGGCGATAAAAAATTTAAAGATGACGTACTCGGCAACTTAAGTGGTACAAGTGTAGTCACCTCTGGTGTTTTCAGCTCTGCTACAAGGACATCAGTATTAGCTGAATTATGCAAAAAAGCCCATTTAGCTGGCGGTAATGGAATAATTAATCTGAAAATTAATTTCGTTCCAGCCACTCCAACTACTTATTCTGGCTATGAGGCCACAGGAATGGCTATTAAAAAATAGCTAAATTAAAAAGAGTGCCGGTTATCCGGCCTCTCTTGCAAGATTTGAATGCACGATGAAACCTGAGAAATTGTCTTGAAGCCTCATCATTTCAATTTGCCTGATCTTTTCTGCGATATGAATATATATCATTGTAGATTTTAAAGTTTTATGTCCCATTAAATTTGCGATAACGGCGATCGGAGTATTTTGTATCGCTAGTAAAGTTCCGAATGTATGTCGCGCAACATGAGTTGTAAGATTTTTTGATATACCTGCAAGAGTGGCAATAATTTTCAAGTGTTTATTAAACTTTACATCACTGCGTTCCATTAATTTATCACCATCCTTAAGTGTCAAAAGGAATTGCCTGGCTACGCTAATTATAGGAATTTTAACTACTTGAGGTTTTCTCTGCGTGATACGTTGTTTGACTGGCTCAAAAACAATTTCATTGCCAACGATCCAGCTGAGGTCAAATCGCTTTAAATCCGATACGCGGAGGCCAGTAAAACATGCAAAGAGAAATGCCTTGATATATTCTTTGTTTACTGTTGAGGTTAATGGGCTCTGGTAGACATTGATTATACTTTCGAGTTCATGCCGCTCCAACCACACGGGGTCTGAATCTGGCTTTTCCAACTTAAACTCATCATACGAAGGATGCGTGGCTATGCCTTTTTTCTTTGCTTCATTGACATACGTCCTTATGTTTTTTAGGTGTGACCAGGCACCAGAATAACTCATCGACCCCATTAAAAAGGTTAAATATTGCTCCAGCCATTTTTTACTAATGCTGCTCACAGAAATATTATTGCCCTTTTTTTCATCCAAAATGTTGGCCGTAGATACATGATTATCCCTTGTATGTGCTTTAATTTCTTTTTCCTTAACCCTCTCACGAGATCTGATCCGTATAAAATCCGTTAAAGATGAGCCAAGTTTGGTGTACCAGACGGCCTTTACAATATCATCTGGAGTAAAATATTGATCGTTCAAAGTGAATTTCTTTACAACAGACCAGTATTTTGCCCTTTCACTTTCAATGTAAGCGCTTACTGTCACGAAGTCGATATCGTCCTTTGATCTACGCAAAATTTGTTTTTTTGAATAGTCAAAATATTCGAATGGCCAGTAGAACCTCAGTTTCATGTCCCGTGGCAAATGTCCCTCAACACTGATTCTTAAATATAGCCTTACTTGCCCATCCTTATGGATGCGACGCTTATTTACCCATAGCTCAACACTGCAGCTAAGATTAACTTTATTAACCATTGGAATCCCCCCAATTTTTTTGTACAAGAATTGTACATCTGAAATAAACCTGTTCTGGGGTTTTTGTATTTGATAAAAGCGGCTTCAGATTGCTCTGAAGCTGCTTCTTTGCGGTGCCTCGCATACATGTGTATGCTTGTGTACCCCGGAAGGG